TTCTTCCACCATAACGTGGAGTTTATTTAGATCAAGGGGTTCAGTTTTACCATTTCTCTTAACGACTTTCGTTCCGTTGCTCATATTTTCTTCCAGTTGTTAAACTTAATTTTTGCTTCTAGACCCGAGTAGGTATTTGATTTTAACACATCCATAACATTAAGTCCAGCCAAAACCATATCATTAATATCTTTTTGCTGGATTGATGTTGGCCAAATAATTACCTTGTCACCTCGGTTGATTGTTTTTGATATTCGGTTGACGATTTCTCGATTGCGAGGTTCGTTATCAAAAACGTAAATATAATCGCTCCAATTAAACGACCCAATATCAACGTCGGACCCACACATAGCAACAGCGTTTTGTACAAACGTGGAGTCGAAGGGTCCTTCAACAATGTAAATGGGTTCCGAAGAATCCACTTGGTCCAGTCCATAAAGTTTGGGCGCATCATCAGAGAGCATCACAGTAATATATTTAACAGGGTTGGGACCCAGTGCCCTTCCCTGAAAACCTATCAAGTTAGAGTTTACATCATACATTGGTATAATAATGCGACTCTCATCCCTACCGATAGTGTCAAACGTAACCTTTTGAGTGTTTACCCACTCCTTAAATTTGTCAGCAAAATAAAACTTTTCGGGATCAAGTCGCCGTTTTTCTAAGTATTCTTTGGCGATTGGTATTTTTGATGCTTTAGGTAAATCCAGTTTCTTTTTGAAGACTGGTTTTGCAAACTCAAACTTGGGTTCTTCAACCACAAAATTTCTACCAGTATGTCCTTCTTTAAACTTTTCAAGCGTGTATTGCTTATGAAGCGTAGGATCTAACTCTTTAAGAAAGTTATTAAAGGATAAACTTGCTCCACAGTTATGACACTTAAAGTTCGTATTATTCTTGACGGGATACAAGTATCCTCGTGCCTTTGTTTTGTTACGTTGAGAGTCACCACATATGGGGCAGCGGAAGTTGTAGAGATCTGCCTTGACTCTCTTAAACTTTTGTAAGCGTGACGAAACGAGTCCAATGTACTTGGAGTCAATCAAATCCATTATAAAGGTGCTTTACTTCGCTCTTTCTATTGTAGCAGGTTGATGTTGTGGGGTCAAGAGAAGGTTGCCAAAAAATTGTGCCGATCCAATTACTAAAACTGCTGCTGAACCAATACCAGTAGCAAGCCATTTAAACGTGGAAAGGTCATTTACTCTTGCCTCTAAATTATCTAATCTTTTTCCGACATTCTCTTTTACATCATTAAGCATACTGACAATTAATTGATCATTTTTATCACTCTCATCTAAACGTGCTTCATGTCTTTCCAAAATAATTGCCACCCTGTTACTACTTTCACTAATAGACGCAACTGCTCTCTCCAGCTTATCAAGCATCTCTTTTGATAGGTCTTCATAAATACCGAGTTTTGATTCAAGAACTGCTAGTTTTTCGAGACCGAAAGCCATTTTACTTATTGTGGAGGTTTTCTTTTCTGTATCCAGTTTTTACGAAATCCTGTGCCGTAGATATATGTTTTCTTTTTTCTTACAGGAGGATCATCACCTGCCTCTTTTGTTCCAGCAATCTGCCCACCACCCAAACTCATAGTTGGACCTTCTTCTTTAAGATTGCGAACAATACCAATAATTTTATCGATATCCATTAGATTGAATTTAATTCTTTTAAACAATATTGGTCTTCAGGTATTCCATGAATTTCTGTTTTAGGATATTCAGGAATTCTATTTAAAAATAATAAAAAACTTTTTATTGGTGGCCAAAGATTTTGCTCTAGATTATAAAAAAGTAAAGGAATCGCGGCATCATCAAAAACATTAAAAAGAACTGTAAGATGATTTAAAATCAAATGAGTTTTCAATACACCCGTATTTTTATACCTTTTTAATAATCTTTTAATATATTTGATTCGCTTTAGATCATCTTCAAAGTCTTCCATGGTCAGAGCATGAGGATTATTGTAAAATTTTATAGCGAAGAGCAAATAGTTGCTCTCATTCAATTCATCAAATCTCATACCATATTATCAGCTATTTGGGAATCTTGCGTCGTCAGCAGCGTCTGTGGTAGTGGAAATTCCACCTGCAACTAAGGTCTCAGACTTAACTCTGAAGTTTCCATGAGTATCAACATAAGTTGTAACTCCAACCCAACCAGCATGTGCTACGGCGTAAGCAGCATTCTTTCCACCAACTGTTTTTCCTGCTGCAACTGTAGTTTCTGTATTGTTTACACCAAATACTGCAGAGAATCTGTTGCTCTTAGCATCTGGAGCATTATACTGATGATCTTCAAGAGTATATTTTGGTTTTTGAGTTACCGTATATGCAGCGCCAGTAATTGCACCATTTAATGGAATTAAGAATTGAGTTGATCCAATAGAAAGTAATGTGGCGGAAGTTATTCCAGTGATTACTGCTTGACCATAGGTAGCACCAGCACCAATAACTATAATATCTCCAGTAGAGATTCCAGCAGCAACAAAAGTTGTACCACTTCCAGCAATTGTTTTAGCAGAAAGATTAACTGTTACTGTTCCAGTTAAACTATTAAAAGATTCTTTATTGCCCCAAAGAGACATGTTCCCCTACCTATAAATTCTTTGTATACAGATATTTATAAAAAAAGGAGATCCTTGTTTTAGATCTCCTTTTTAATCATGGTGTTAGATCTTTAGCACCCTTGTTCTTCAGTTGTGCTTGAACTTGAAGAAGAATGAGTGAAAGAATTCCGTTTGATTTTACTTTTGGGTTTGCACCAAGTGCTTCCGAAACTGCAAAGAGAACAGTTGCGATAAGAGCCTGATTTGCTAAACACCAAGCAACGAGTGCTGACATGATGACCTCCGTGTGAAGAGTATCCTGTCCTATTTAGTAATCAATCAAATCTAGAATGCATTGCATCTTGTGCTCTTTGGGCAGAAGCACGACGAGCAGACACTTTTTGTGCAGGAGATTTTGGGCCCCCATACTCACCAGCTGCGGGTGGCTTTTTGCCTGGGACTTTTTTCTCCCCTCTTGGTTTAACACCCATTCTACCAGTTCCCATAGATTTGGCAACTAATTCAAATGCAGGGTTACGTGGTTTTCTTGGAGTTCCCGCAACCTTATCCTCTTTTCTTCTCTCATCAAGAAGTTCACCTTCATTTGCAGTTTCTTCACCCTGAAGCATTTTCCTGCGTTGATTTAATTTATCAACTAATCCACCATCACCTTTACCTGAATCTGCAGATTTTTTCTGTTGGTTCAGTTTATTAATTAAAGCAGCGCCTCCAGCAGCAAGTCCTAAAGCAGCGCCTCCAGCAATCAATGGAGCAATTTCATCAATTTTTCCCCCTTCTGGTTCATATGAATTGGCAAGATCTTCATGTTTCACTGCTAACTTTAATTCCTCTTGATCTCATTTTGTTCTTGAGAATAGATGCGTTTGTTGGCATTTCTCTTTCATCAGAATCCTTTTCAGATTCTACTTCTTCACCCATTGCTTTATTCTTTGCTTTCCAAGCGGTGGCATAAGCAATGCTCTTTTCTTTTTTAGTCAGTCCACCTTCAGAATAACCTTTCTTAATGTGCTTGACCATACGCTCATACTTAGCACCAGGAGGAGCCTTTTCTACAATCTCCTCTTCACCTTCCATTTCATAAGATGCCATGATTGAAGGATCGGATCCTTTTGGAGCAGATCTTAATGCTTGAATTTTATTTTGAAGGATTTGAATCTCCTTCATTCTTGCCTGATCATTTTTTGCACCCATTCTCGAATCATCTTTTTTTTCTTCTTTTTTCTCTTCTTTTTCTTCTCTTACATTTTTTTCAATTTCTGGAAAAACTTTAACTATCTTTGAATTATCTACACCCTCCCCCGTAAGCTTTTTTTCCTTTTCAGTTTCCTCCTTCTTTTTTTCAATCAATTCAGCAAAACCATCTTGCCAGTTGTAATCTTCTTTACGAGTTGCAATTGCCTTACCAACTGCCGCACGTCTCTTCAGAAGATATTTGTCAGACTTATCATGATCACCATCATTATCAACATCTTTATCTTCTTGACCTACTGGATCAAGACCTTTACCAGATTTTGCTTTTGCTGTTGATGCACCCTTTGACTTTTCGGATTTAGTAGGTTCACCATATCCAGTCATCTCAACTGAAGAAATGTTTGGATTAGAACGAAGTTCGGCAATCTTAGCACGAGTTGCCATTCTTACATAAGAATTACCAGTCTTTTTGTCAGTAACTCTAACCTTATACTTTTTCTCCTCAGTCTCTTCCAATTGAAGTAGATAGTCATACTCTGTAACTATTTCTTCTTCTACTACTTCCTTTTTATTATCAACAAAAACATTATACAGAGCAGAAACTACAGACTCTGTTGCAAGTTTTTTAGTATCAACTAAATCTTCACCAAGGAGCATTTGTTTTGCTCTTGCCTTTACAGCAGGAGGAGCAGGTGACTTTGAAAGTTGTGCAGCATATGCCTTTTTCACTGTTGCAGGATCAGACTTACCACCAGCTCTTGCAGACATTGCCTGCTTAACTTTATAGCGAGTATCGTATGCAAGTTGTCTTGCCTGCTTTTCAACTTTTTCCTTTGCTCCAACGGCTGGAGATGCTGTAGGTTTATCCATTAGAAGAATTTAGTTAATTACTTACTTTTCCTATACTTATTTATGAAATTCAATCCGAAGTTCTTTTGATCAAATGCAAGATTCTTTGTTCCCATTTGCGACCCCCGTGTTTGCTGAGCAGCATACTTTAAATATCCAGTTGTCCCAACCAAAGTATTTGGTTTTCCAGGAAGTCTCATCTTACTATCAACTCTCTTTTCTTGATATGCTTCCATCACATCTTTGATCCAGGACTTGAACATAATATGATCTTCAGTAACACAAATCAAATAGTTTGTACCTCTACGAATAATACGACCGACAAGACCTGTATTTAAGTTTTCTACAAGTTGACCAACTTTAAAAATCTTTTCTTGAACATAATTTTCACGAAGATTTTTCCAATCAAATTTGGGAGCAACTTCCCAAAGATTCCACCCCTCCTGAATTTGCATTGCTGCACGGAGAGTATTATAAAGTTCTCTTGCTTGCTTCTCATTCATAGAAGAAGGAACTCCCTTACGGAAAGTTTTATAATCTCCTTCGGCCGCTGCCTTTCTTTGTTTTGATGCGGACATTCCTGTTACATCATCTTCAGAATCTGGATCTCTTTCCCCCGCAGAACGAACTTCTACATTATCAAATGCATATAATTTACCATTATACCCACCAGTTAATTTTTCAAATTCTTTAACTCTATCTGCACCACCGATGATTCTTACATTCGCATATCCATCCATATGCGCTTTCTTGAGCACATCAAAGATTGTACGATTTGCTGGATCATTCACAATCTTTTCACTATGTTGTGGAAACATTTGTCTCATCACAGAAACTTTAGTGTCTGCATCTAAAGGATTCTTTTTCTTATCTTGACTTCTTGAAGGTACAATAATGTAATCACCATCATCGGAAGATGTCGCTACTGTGTTTAAAAGTTTCTCATGTCCTGTGGTTGGTGGATTAAAACGACCAAAAGCAATCGTGAGTGTGCCCTTGGTTTTTTCAACTTGAGGTGGTTCTAGAACAACAGGTTCCTGTGCTTGCGCCTGTTGTTCTGGAGAAGTTGCTTGTTGTGTAGTTTGTTGTGTAGTTTGTTGTGTAGTTTGTTGTGTAGGAGCAGAAGTTGCCTGTGTAGATTGAGATAAATTCTTTTCTTTCTCAGTTTGTGCAGGATCTTTCTCACCAACTTTTTGACGCTTATTATAAAACTTCAATTGACCCTTTTCAGTTTTTGCTACAAATTCTTTTGTTCTTGGATCATACCAACCGCCATGTCCATCACCAACAAGACCCATACGTTGAGCTTGTTGAACAGCGGTTGATGCTGCTGCTTCGGAAAGAAATTGGAAAAAACTTTTCATTACTTACAGATTTCAGTTGTTATTGCCCGTTCGTTCGCAACAATGTACCTGAGGATACTATTCCTCATTTTCTTATATTTATTCATTTCTTTATCTGTCTTACATAATGAAATTTTTTTATCAAATATCATGTAGATATGTGCCAAAAAATCATTATATCTCACAGATCTATTTTTAGATGGAGATTCAAAAGATTTAATAATATCTTGTATCTGAGAATTCATTTCACTTTAACCTTATTAAATTTAACTGCAAGATTTTCAAATTGTCCCAACTTATGACCTGCACCAACTTTATTTGTTCTGGTTGTAAAATCCATTTCCAATCTAGACCCATCTTGCAAAACAATGTTCCAAGATTGTTTTGATGATCCTTGTGCGGGTTGAGCAACAATACTTTTAACAGATGCAAGTGCCTCGACAAGTATATCACTAGACTTATCTCTCCTAGCTGTGGTTTGAGTTGTCTTAACAACAACCAAAGGAACATCTTGTTGCTGCTGTGCAACTCTTTCTAATAACCAAGATCTTGTCTTATTAAAATCACTATTCAATAATTTAATCAACTCTTGTTTGATAATCTCCAAATTCATATCATATAATTGATCATATCTAAATTTATTTACCCTTTCAAATTCATACGTCTTTTGTGCCAAATTGTTTTTGCCCCAGAACTTTTTATCTTCCTCAGTAATTCCTGGAATTTGCAAATATTGAGGCCACAACTTTTCTTTTAAATTTGCGTATTCATTTAGTCTACCATAATATTCAAATATAGGTCGAACATAAGTATTCAATTTTGGTTCATCAGTATTTTCACCACCAGCTTTTAAACTTACACCCAATAACTTTCCATTTTTAAAACGAATAAAAATATCTCCAGGGTGATTAGACATTACTCCTGGTGGTTTTGCACGATATCCCCAGATAACATTTGCAATAGGATGTTTTTTATTTACTGCTTCAATCCATCTTAACACATTAATAGCATTTTTAGTTTTTTCTTCAAACTTTCCAGTTTCTGCCTTCTCTATAAATTCTTTACCAGCTTTTGCATCTCTAGCATTAACATAGCAACTCAGTCCAGGATTATTTTTTACTAGAATTTTTTCATAAAAATCTTTAGTATTTCTAATAGACCTTGAATTTATTCCAGTGGTAAAGGCAATACATGGAAACAATTCGGTAATAGAAGCATTTAATGTCGTCTGAGACATTCCACCTCTGATGGGTTTATAAACAAACGTATGAGTTTCTTTTTTTCCACCAACCATTATTTCACATTTTGTAACCTCCATAGAGGATTCACTAGAAAGCATTCTAGTCACTCTACCAATATTTCTCGCATTCAATTGCTTTTCCATTAATTCTCTCGTAGATTGCCTATCGTGAGATTTGACAATATACTTAACAGAAGTTGAGGTTGCCGTCTTTATTTTAATGTCAATACCTTTGACACTTGTTTTTACTGCCTGAAGTGCCGCATTTAAATCTAATAATTTATTTTGATTATTATTAGGCATTTTATTTTTATTTAGAGTGCTCAAGAGAGGACTTGAACCTCCACAGATAAATCTACTGGAACCTAAACCCAGCGCGTCTACCAATTCCGCCACTTGAGCAATGGAGAATAGGGGACTCGAACCCCTCACCCCCGCCGTGCAAAGGCGGTGCTCTACCAAATGAGCTAATTCCCCAAGAAACCCCGAAGGGTCAATCAGATTCTACCACAAAACCAATAGCATCGTCAATGTTTCTGATCACAGAACGAATATCAGTAATTCGTTCAGGAACATAATCATAACTATAACCTCGTTGCGCCTCAAATAAAATTTGGCGAACTGCGTCAGCGCAGCGGGCATTCATTTTAAGTGTTACTTGTTTTTCTTTAGTCATCGGTCGTCGGCAGCGCGGTTTTCAGAGAAATAAACATCAAAAGCACCTTCAGGATAACGCTTGAGAAGTTTCTGCACATTTTTAGCAACCACATCATCAAGAGTTACTTCAAGTGCCATACAAGCTTGAGCAACATACCACATAATGTCACCCAGTTCGATAATCATATGCTCTCGATTATCTTCATTGAAAGGTTTGCCTTGAAAAATCATTTTCTTCACGATTTCCATAAACTCACCACCTTCAGCATTGATGCCAACAGCAGCAGTCAGGAGACGCTCAATATTAGCACCTTTCTCATCAAGAGCAACAAGGCGATCAGATAGAGAAAGAAAGTCTTTGGATGCATCAGAAGTTACGGCATCCACAAACTCAGCGTACTTATCAAAATCTACGTGTTTAGCAGTTTCCATTAAAATTTAAATCCTTCAAACGACTTTTTAGGTTTTTTGTCTTCAGTATCATTATACTCGTCTTCGTTTCCAGAGTCAAGTATATCTTTTTGTGCTGATTGTTCACAATCATACAATCTCATCTTGGCACGATCAATTCCAACAATGAAACGTTTGTAGATAGTGGGGTCATTGTATCGGTTCTTCAATTGCTTCACCATGATCTGTCCCAACTGCTCAAGCTCTTCAGTGCTAATAAGGGCAAACATAAGATCAGCAGTAGCAGGGAGACCAAAGGACTCACTAGTATCAGTAAGTTCAACATCAGAAGAACCAAAACCTGAACGAGTGGTCTGAGTAGCGGAGACAATTGGGACATTAAACTCGACGGCGAGCCCCCTAAGTTCCTCAGCAATAGCCTTGATATACGAATATGAATTGACAGAAAGGTTTGACTTATACCTGCTGGAAGCACATATATTAAGGTAATCAATGAAAATAATATCAGGTCTAAATGACTTCTTGAGAGCAAGTTCATTGAGAAGTGCCTTAAAGTGACCAGAGTGTGCGGAAGCAGTTGGATATTCTTTGATGACTAGAGAACCTTGTGTCTTCTTCGCAATACTATTTACTTTGTTCTCAAACGTTGAGCGTGGGAGATCAACCAGTTGCTGAATCGGTACATTGAGAAGGTTCGCATCAATCCTCTCTGCAATTCGCTCTTCTGCCATTTCAAGAGTGATATAGAGAACGGACCTGCCTTGCAATAAGACGGAACTAGCCAGATGACACATGAATAGCGATTTCCCAACGCCCGTCCCAGCGAGAGCGATATTGAGAGTCTTATTAGGGAGACCACCCTTTGTGATTTTGTTGAAATATTCCAGATCAAACTCGATCTTATCTTCTTT